CATTCTTTCTGCACTTGGTCACTTAGGGATGGCAAATGTATTGAAACTACTTCTCAATTAATGGGACATTCTAACCTCAATACAACACGCCGGTACCTACACCTAGTATTAGATGATTATGTCGAGTCCATGCCAGCCTCGACCCAACTAGCTAAAGTAATCTGATGAGTCTTACAAGTACTGATTTAAGCATAATGGTTTACCGCAAATGGTAAACGCCTTATACTCAGTACTTAAGGATCGCTTAGATCCACTGCTATCACTGGGGAGTGTGGCGGAATTGGTAGACGCACCAGACTTAAAATCTAGTTAATCACAATCATCTAATAATCGCTGGGGTTTGCTGAGAAGTAAGCCCCTCTTTATAAAGTCAGTGATACCAATATGTATCGTATCCACTTAGGTAATTAACTCAATCTAGTGAACTTATTTTATGCCCACACCGCATCAGATTGATGAGCAGATTAAGCATGAACGTGCTGCAATCGCTCAAGGATTAGAGAGACTTAGAGAGAACACAAAACGATTAGAGGAAAAGGATTATGCATCTGCTTCAATTTATGGAATCACAACAATTGATGCATTATTACCTTTAGTAGTTGAAAGGATCAAAGACACAAATAATCGAATACATGAAGGACACAATGGACAATCATTTAAGGAGATTAAACAGTATTTAGCAGATATTGAACCACTAGCCGCTGCTGCTATTACCTGCAAGATTACCATTGATAAAGTATTTAGTTATAAGGAGGAAAGTAATCAGCTAACTAATATTTGCGATTGTATTGGTAAGGGTGTAGAGAATGAGGCACAACTTAGACACTATGAGCGATGTGCTCCAGGTTTGTTAGAAACATTAAAGAAGAATTACTGGCATCGAGCTATTGGTACTGATCAAAAGGTTGTAGTGATTCAGACACTAATGAATCGCTATGAGGTAGATCAATGGAAGACATGGGGCAGGGGAAACCGTGTAAAGCTTGGAGGCTGGTTACTTAACTGTGTAATTGAAACAAGTAAATGGTTTGATAAGGAGGTAAGGCGTGTAGGAAGAAAGACCTGTAACTATGTAGTTCCTACAACTGAGTTCATGGCCATAAAGGATCAGGTCATGTTCAATGCTGAATTGTTCAGTCCATTGGCTTGGCCGATGTTAATTGAACCAAATGATTGGACTCCTGAAAGACCTGGAGGATACCTTCTAAACGAAGTGATGAAGGGGCATGACATGGTTCGCCGGAGCGAGTCGTCACGTATACAGGGAGAAAGACCTTTTGCTTTTTTAAACAAGGTACAAAAGGTTGCCTTAACCCTGAACCCTTTCTCTGTGAAGGTCGCTGAAATACTTCAGGGAAAGGGGAGAAGTGTAGGAAAATTTCAGCCCATAGTTCATCACGATTTACCTCCTAAGCCTGTTGATATTGCAGAGAATGCAGAATCAAGAAAGAAATACAGGCGAGAAAAGGCTGAGGTATTAAACAGACAAGCTCAAGAATTTAAAAAATCTTGTCGAACAAGGATGACTATGGAGACAGTTAAACGGTTTAAAGATAAAGATCGTTTTTTTATTCCACACTCATTCGATTATCGCTCCAGAGTTTATCCGATACCTGCTTTCTTAACGGTTCAAGATACGGACTTTGGGAAAAGTCTAATTAGATTTGCTGATGAATCCTTTATGGATGATGAGGCAGAGAGATGGTTAAGGTTCCAAGTCGCTACTACTTACGGTCTCGACAAGGACACTTTGGATGATCGTCTTCATTGGACTTATGAAAATGAGGACTTAATAGCAAGAGTTGCTACTGATCCAATAGGTAACCTCCATGAATGGGAGGCAGCTGAAGAGCCATGGCAATTCCTTGTAGCATGTGAGGAATTCTATTCCTGTGTAATAAAGAGAGATCGAATTAGCACAGGATTATGCGTGGCAATTGATGCAACCTGTTCTGGATTACAGATCCTCGCAGGTCTCGCTAAAGATAAATCAACAGCTGAACTTGTTAATGTATTACCAACAGATAAGCCACAAGATGCTTATAAAGTAGTAGCTGAAGAATCTAAATCAAATATACCTGAAAGGCTACGCCCCTACTGGGATAGGAAAAAAACCAAAAGGGTCGTAATGACAATACCCTATAATGCAAAACCATTCTCAAATCGGACGTACATTAGGGATGCTTTAAAGGAAGATGAAATAGAGATTGAGAAGGAAGAGTTAACACAAACAGTTAACGCTGTTAGGGATGCAATGAATGTCATAGTTCCAGGACCGATGAAGGTCATGAAATGGATTGAGTCTGAAGTTGGTAAAGCGATCAAACGTGGAGCTAAACAACTTGAGTGGGTAACACCATCAGGATTCATTGTTAACCAACAGATATTCAAGAAAGAATTTGAACGTATAACTTTACAGGTCTTAGGTCAGTGCAACATGAGAGTTAGTACTGGCGATACTGACAAGGTAGATAAGGCTAGACATAAAGCAGCTACGGCTCCAAATCTGATTCATTCGTTAGATGCAAGCCTACTATGTGAGGCAACATTAGCTTTCGATAATCCAATAGCTCTAATACATGACTCTGTATTATGCAGAGCCACTGATATGACTGAGTTATCTAGAATTGTTAGAGAAAAATATATGTACTTGTTCGCAGAACATGACTACTTAACAGACTTTGCAAACCAAATCGGAGCAGAGACTGAACCACCCATTATTGGCGATCTTAAACCAGAGTCAGTAATGCAATCCACTTACTTTTTTTGTTAATGACTACCCACGCAACAAAAGAACCTGTCACCCTCGAAGGGTTTCAGGCAATTATGAAGATAGGAAAGTTTGGAAATTACAAACTTGCAGCAATCGTTGAGGATCAAGACTTAATAAATGCTTTAGAGACTCAGAGAGAAGACTTACTTACTAAGAGACAACCAAGATTAAAAAACCCGAAAAGAGCTACCCTAAATCCTGAACCTTGGGAAGAGGTCAGTGATGGTAAGTATCTTTTAAAGTTTACTTGGAAGGATGATAAGAAACCTGTTGTTATAGATACTGAGGGTACGCTGATCACAGATACAGACATCCCTCTTTATTCAGGGTCTAGAGTTAAGCTTGGTTTTATTCAATATGATTACCAACTACCTGCTGGTAGCTATGGGACAACAATAAAGTTATCTACTATTCAGGTTGTCTCATGTGGTAACAAGGCTGGTGTAGATACTGGTGATATGAGTCCAGAAGATGCTGCAAAACTATTTGGTACATGCACTGGTTACAAAGCAGGTGCTCCGAATATAGAGGCAGCTGGAACACCTAGCTCAGTAGAAGATGATGACTTCTAATGTTCAGGTCACAGCTAGAAGAAAAGGTATCTGATCTTCTGTGTGAATTAGGTGTTGACTATGAGTATGAGTCGTGCAAAGTCCCATACCAGATCATGCATAATTACACCCCAGATTTCCTATTAAACAACGGAATCTATTTAGAATGTAAAGGATATTGGGATAGTGCAGACAGAAGAAAGGTCAAGAATGTAGTGGAGCAACATCCAGAGATAGATCTAAGGATGGTCTTTCAAGCTCCCTACAACACGATCTCCAAGAAATCAAAAACAACGTACGCCCAATACTGCGAAAAACTCGGTATCAAATGGTGTGCGTTCCATACAATACCAATCGAATGGCTCACATAGAGAGCGAATTTGTTAGGCATGAACCTTGCGAAAACTGTGGCAGTAGCGATGCCAAATCTATCTACTCAGATGGCCACAGTTTTTGCTTTGTTTGCCACACCCGTACCTCTGGGAATGAGGAAACTAATCACAATCACACGATGTCTACAAATGTACAAATCCAAGGATCAGCTCAAAGGCTGCAGAAACGAGGAATTTCAGAACAAACGTGTCAAAAGTACAAAGTCTTCAGAGACGGAGAACTTCTACGCTTCTATTATTTCACGAGCGACGGAATACTTCAGGGAGCAAAGGTAAAGACTAAACAAAAGGACTTCTATTATGAAGGCACTAGTACCGATACTCTTTTTGGTCAGCATTTGTTTCCTAGTAGTGGCAAACGCATCATTGTTTATGAAGGGGAACTAGATTGTGTCTCAGGTTGGGAGGCAATGACTGGCTGGCCACATGTAAGCCTCCCTCATGGAGCTGCAAGTGCTAAGAAAGATATTCAAAAACAAATACCATTATTTCAAGGTTATGAAGAAATTGTTCTCTTCTTTGATGGAGATGAGGCTGGCAGAAAAGCAGCGGAGGATGCTGCAAGCGTACTACCACCAGGGAAGGTTAAAATTGCCAGATGCGAGTCCTATAAAGACGCTTCGGACGCTCTTCAAGCGAATGACTCGGAAGCGATAAGGCGAGCTATATGGGATGCTAAACCATATCAACCTGACGGGATAGTCGATGCTAAATCACTACTTAAAGAAGTAACCACCCCACAGAAAGAATCAGACTATGACTACCCATACGAAGGACTCAACAAGAAGCTACGAGGGATACGGCGAAATTCACTTATCACGTTTACTAGTGGAACTGGTCAGGGAAAATCCAGTATCACCAAATGTATTGCTACTCACCTCCTCAACAAAGGGGAACGGGTTGGGTTTCTGGACCTTGAATCAAGTAATAGA